CTAGCCAATATTTATGAGATAAGTTGGTTCCATGCCCAACTGTAGGAAAACACCTGCGTTGTATTGTCTGGCTTATGTGCCGTAATGGTAGACGCGACAGCACTTCTTGATGTGAAGTTACTTACGATATCAAAACTTGCAACTACATTCGCGTCAATGAGCCATTGCAGGCATTCTGCGATGATGTCGTTGAGACGCAAAATTAGTGACGCCTCACTATTATAATAGGCACGGATCATTTCGGGCAAACGCGAGCCAGTTTGACCAGTGGTTTCATACGTGTCGCCCCACCAGCCAAAATATCCATAGGGAATGTCACGACGCCATGTGAACAGTGAAAAGATCACGGCAGTTTCGAGATCATCGCCCGATGCAATAGTTCCGTCTTCAATGACCCAATCCGCATACTGGATCGCTGGGTTCCATACTAATTTTATATCCGCCATGCTAGTATTTAGGTATACTGATCACCTGCTCAAGGTTTGGACATTTCCCTTGAGCGTAACTTGTGGGATTATCCTCCACGATGGATGCAATGGGTTGAGCATTTAGTTCCCCATTGCATCCATATTTTATATATTGCAGTCAAACTAAATCGGTCTTATAAATAACCCGTCGCATGTGCGAGCACTGCTCCCTTCGACCTATTGCCCCGATTGGGCAGCAAGACCAGATTTCCCTATTTCCCCTGATTCCGCTATTTTTCGTATAAACTCCTACGAAACTTCTTCTATCTTTCATAGAAGTTTATACGAATATTAGAGGAATTAAAGGAAATGCTTATATTACAAGGACTTATTGGAAGAAATAGATCGGGATATTTCTTGCAAAATAGCGGAGATAAGTCATTTTTTCAAAAAACACGAGCCTTTAGGCTCAACTATAAGTTGAATGAGCCAAATATTGCCGCAACTTGGCTCATTTTTACCCTCAGATCAATCGCCGATAACGGAAAGACTCATTTCAATATTATGCACTTGGAACATCTGTCTCGACTTCATCATCGCCTGCCATGACATCTGGAACTGGGTGCTTGTGATGTTCAAGTGATATTGTTCCTGCAATAACATCGCCCGTTGCCTTGATCATGCCGTTGACTTGTAGCATTGGCGTATTGAAAGTCATGCCAGTCGTTGCATTACATATGATATTAGGTGCCGTGATCACGACCTGATTATTCGCAGTGATTGTAATCGTCACACCGCCTTGTAGATAGACGCGCTGCCCCGTATTATCGTGGATTTGCGTCTCGCCAGCAGCCATTCCCGTTGGATAATGATTTGCGTCGTGCGTGCTCGTGATGACAGCCTGATTGATTTCACCGCCTCTGCTTGTCAACCCAAGATTGCAACCGGGAACTGGCACGCTCGCAAAGCCATAATGTTGTATCAGCGGTATGTTATTGTACCGTTCTATATCACTCAAGGCAGTCTGAACTGTTGCCACATTCGCAGTCGTATCGGGATTGTTCGTCACCTTACCGATACGGAATGCCTGTTGCATTTTTGTGAATACGCTTGCCATATTAAAATCCAGTGTAAGCAGTTGGCGGTGTATTGATGGCGCCGCCAACTTGAGCCGTCGCGCTCGCAGAAGCAGTGGCACTTCCGGGTTCTGGTTTCGCAGGCGCACCACCACTATTACCTGTATTGCCGCCGATTGCGTCACGATATGGGTTGTTCAAGCCGATCGGTTCTGGCGCAAATGCATCTGGCGGCATAAGTTGCAGCGTGCATGTCGTTCCCGTCGTGATTGATTTCGAATATGTCACACTTGCAATGATCCAGTCGGTAACAGTGCTCGACGTGCCCAATATAGGGAATATCTGGCTCTTGATGAGTGTATTCACTTGAAACAGCTTATTGTTGCTATCGAGCCATGTATCAACGGTAACGGTCAGTGTGATACTTCTACCGTAACGAGATTTCGCTTCCCATAACGCCCGTTTCTGCGCCAAATCCTGTCCCGTATTGTAATCAAACTGGTTTGCAATGAAAACAAGAGGACGAAAGCGACCGCTTGCCAACATTTGTGGGTCAGTTGCCTGACCCGTGATATTTGGTGGTTGCAATCCCTTGTCCTGCCATTGTTGCACATCCGACCAGACAGCATAGTAATGAGTAAAACGATTTTTCGTATCGGTATTAAAAGTAAGTGCCTGCACATTGCCGCCCAAGTTGACCGAGCCGCCCGCGCGTTCCTTGCCAGAAGTTGCGAGCACGAGATCACCATCTTCATTATCATAGGTGATCCTTTGTGCATAGCGCGCATAATATTCAACCAGTTCGTATCCAGTGCTTGTTTGTTGAATGGGAACAACTGGAATAGGTACGCCTGCCTCGCCCGTCTTGTCAACAAGCTTGATCTTGTATGCGTCCTTCATCACCATGCTGTTATGTTTGTCGAGCAACTGCTGAGCGAATGCCGCAATGTTGGGTGCCTGTATTGTATTCGTCAGCAACAAGTTAGAGCCATCAACGAAATCTGCTAGTTTTGATCGCATTGCCAGTTTGATTTCATGATTATCTTTTGATACGGATACCCCATCGGTATCAACGAAGCCAGTGAACACCGTCTGATTACCCGCCTTGATAATCACGAAGTCATTTGCAAAATATAATATTGGCTGCGTATTCGGGTAAGTTGTCGTCACTGTCATTTCGCAGGTGCTTGGCACGCTTTGACAACTGCGCGTTATCGACAGGTCTTTCCAGTTATTGAGCAACTTACCATTATAGGTTATGGTGATTGCTGTATTTGTTGCATTACTCGTTGCCATGTTTGAGCCACTTTATATAGATATGTCCGCACGCAGGACATTGCTCATCGCCTGACGGCTTCGCTTGCCATTTGTAATAACATTTGAGACAAACATATTTCAATAACTCAATGCCTGCACGGGGCTTGGAATGAACGCGGGATGAACTGGGTTGTTGCGTATTGTGATTTCATCCGCGCGTGTTGCGTCTGCATATAGCTGATAGGCGAGCACGAATGATGGTAATGCGGTTGCTCTTGTGATTGTAACAATCTCGGGCAGATTAATGCCTCTCGTTTGCAGATCGAGCACAAGTGCTGCTTTCATTGCACGAACGCCCATGAATGCCGTAAGATCGCCCGTTTCATTTGATCCGACAATCGAAATCTCATTATCAAACAATGGCACCAGTGATGTCTGCAAGTTGCTCGCGTCCTGTTGCGATTGTAACGTTGTGGATTGAACGGATGTCAGCATGTTTGCAAGTATCACTTGTCTCATCAACGAAGTGAACGGATCGCTTGAGTTGCCCAAGTTCGTATATGCCTGCGCAAGTAATCTCGTTTGATCCAGCGGATTGATGATACTGTTCGTAATATTGCTAATGGCAGTCGTGATTGCATTCGCCACATCATTCGGACTGGTATCCGTGAGAACAATCGCGGTCAAATCATTGAACTGCACAAGGGTATCGGCTTTCTGGATCACCGAGTTACTGATTGCAAACGATACACATTGTTGCGCTTGTACTGAATATGGCTGTGTCGTATCGACACTGTTAAAATACGGATTGGCAACCGCAAGCTGTCCGTTCTCATAGATACCGACCGTCTGTTGTCCGCCAAGATAGGTATCAATATTATTGAATACGCCCTGCACAATAGCAGCGTCCGACAATACGGTATTGACCGTTGAAAACAGCGAACTTATCGATGATATGCCGATAGATGACAACGCGCCTGATATGGTAGTTCCAACAGAATTGAGAAAGCCCGATATGGACGAGCCGATACCTTGTTGTGCTTGCGTGCCAAGTGCAGCTTGCGTATCTGTGCTAGACGCGGGTGGATTAGGCGGTTGCAGGATGAAAGTGATTTCAAAGCGAACGACACCGCCATATTCCTTGCTTTCGTTGAAGGAACTGCGCTCAAGCCACGCCTGACGAGAACCAGCACTCGGATGAATGAGTTCTCCGAAACCAGTTTGCGTGAGCAACGCGGCGGTCATTGTCTTGCGCTGTGAGTAGCACGTTGCATATTGCGAGTTGAAGAAACAGGCAAGTGTGACGCGCTGCACTGACATGCCGAGGTCTTCAAGACTCCATGCGTCGCGATAGGGGTATTCGTGCGTGACAGTTCTGCGCTCTACATTTGAAAATGTTGATTGCTCAACAAAAAATGGTATGCCGCGCCACTTTGCCTGTTGTAACGACAACAACCAAACGGGAACGCCCAACTGCGCCGCCAATGTGCTTAGAATGTCGCTACTTGCAATCGCCTGCCCGACTTGAGCGGGAACTGAGGCGACATCTGATAGAAAACCACTCATATTTTCATATTATTCCCATATTATGACGGCGCATTTGTCGGCATGGGCTGCATTGTCTGACCGGGATTTACAGTGAAGCCAATACCGCTTTGTGTCGTATCCATCGTAACACCCTGCGGCACATTGTTATGATTGATATCGATTTGCAGATGTCCGCCTGCCGCCTGTGCAGGTGTTCCACCGCCTGCCGATTGTACGCCACCCATTGAGCCACCCACTTTACGCAACAA